AAAGTTTAAGCAGTTTGTTGAAATATACGAAGAGACTTCATTAGATGAAGCACTCAACGTTCAACAACGCATGAAATTAAAACAATCCTTGCGTAGAAACAAAGCTAAGATCCAATTGGGTCGAAGACGTGCTGCGCGTAAGATGGCATCCGCAGAAGTTCTTAAAGGTCGGGCTCATAAACAAGCTAAAAATCTAATTGTTAAGAAAATTCTGAAGAATAAGCAAAAAGGTGACTTATCTTACGGTTCAAGGGTTAACTTAGAAAAACAAGTAGCAAAGCGCAAAGGTGCTATTCTACGTTTGGCTAAGAAACTTCTTCCCAAAGTAAGACAAAAGGACCGCACTAAGCTTCAAAATAAGGGGAAGTAGAGTGCAGTTCAAGTCATTTACACAATACGTCACTGAAGAAACTAAAGACCTAACTGTTGCTTGGGGTAGATATAATCCTCCAACAATTGGTCATGAAAAGCTATTTGCTGCTGTAAATAAGGTAGCTTCTGGTAACAGTTTTAGAATATACGCATCTCAAACAAATAAGCCAAAGACAGATCCCTTGGACTATAAGACCAAGGTTAAGTATCTCCGTAAAATGTTTCCAAGATATGCACGGTCAATTATGTATGCACCTAAGGTTCGTACTCTATTTGATCTGCTTACAACATGTTATGATGAAGGCTTTACAAGATTAACAATTGTTGCTGGTTCTGATCGTGTGAAAGAATACGAAGTACTTGCAAACAAATATAATAATAGAAAAGGCCGCCATGGTTTTTATAATTTTGATGGTGGTATTAATGTAGTATCAGCTGGTCAAAGAGATCCAGATGGTGAAGGTGCTTCTGGTATGTCAGCCTCTAAACTTAGAGCAGCTGCAGCTGATAACGACTTTCAAGCGTTTTCAAATGGAATGCCAAAAGGATTCAAAGATGCTCAAAAGCTTTTCAATGATGTTCGTAAAGGCATGGGTCTTAAAGAATCATACGACTATCGTTCACACATTCAATTAGAGTCAGTATCCGAAAAAAGAGAAGAGTATGTAAATGGAGAACTCTATAAAGAGGGTGATCTGGTTGTTGTAAAAGAAAATGATCAAATTGGTACTGTCCTTTTCTGTGGCTCTAACTATGTATTAGTAGAAATGAATGGCGGTAAATACCGTAAATGGATTAACGATATCGAACGTTTACCTGATGCTATGCAAGTAGAAGGTAAAGAAGATCCGGATATTGGTGATAAGAAAGGCTCACAGCCTGCAATATATCACAAAGGACTGAAAAAATCTACAAAGCAAAAAAGAGATGCTCAGTTCAGAAAACAAGCTAAAATGGATGATGACGATCCTTCTGCATATAAGCCAGCACCTGGTGATAAAGAAGCAAAAACAAAACCATCTAGGCACACTAAGAAATTTAAGCAAATGTATGGTGAACAACAAGTTGACCGTGCTAAAGATAAAATTGAACGAGAAAAGAAACGTGATGCTGATAAACATGATCGTATGTTAGATCGTGCACGTATTCGTGACACACTTAAAAAGAATAGGGAAACTAATGCAAAGTCTTAAACAGTATATCTCAGAAAATGCTACAGCTGGCCTGAAGAAAAAAGCTGAAAAATCAGGTATGCCAATTGGTATATTGCGTAAAGTCTATAATCGTGGTATGGCAGCTTGGAAAACAGGACATCGTCCAGGAACTACTCCACAACAATGGGGTATGGCAAGAGTAAATTCATTCGTAACAAAATCCTCTGGAACATGGGGTAAGGCAGATAAAGATCTTGCCGCTAAAGTAAGGGGAAGCTAATGAAATCGTTTTTTAAGTTAACAGAAGAGCTCAATGAAGCAAAAGATGAGTTCAAACCACATAAGATGTATGATCCAGAAACTGGTAAAGCATATGATGCTGATACAGAAGCTGATCATCTAAAGTATAAAAAAATGGGTTACACCCATGAAAAGCCAGAAGTCAAAGAAGGTTTCTCACCAAAAGAAATCAAAATGGCTATTGGTATCGCATCTGATCCACGTTACAAAGGTGGCAATATGACTGGTGCTGTAAGAGCTATTGATAAGATTAAAAAAGGTCTATCTGGTCATAAGCAAGTCATGGCTGTTCTTAAACGTCAGAATGAAGATATCGAAGAAGCTATGAGTCCAAAAGAAAAAGCGGCACATGATAAAGCTATAGCAGACTTTAAGAAACGTGGTGGTAAAGTTAAAAAGCTTAAGCCTGGATATGCTCAAGGTTGGACTGGTAAAGATGATCTTGGTACTGGTCAAAAAGGTATGCTTGGCAAATCTGATACTAGTAAATTTGGTACTAAGAAAAGAGTTAAATCTATGCGGGCTCATGTTGAAAATACAGAGCTTGATGAGAAAGTCTATTCAAAACCAGCTAAACTAGATCCTGCAATTGCTAAAGATCCTAAAGTAAAGGCTGCTCAAAAAGCACATGCTAAAGGTGATTGGGATGGAAACGTAGATAAAGAAGGTAATGCTGTTGTCCATGTAAAAGGTAAACCACATACTGTTACTGTTCAAATGGAATCTATGAATGAAGCTACTAATATGTTTACTGATGACCGTGTAGGTTTTCAAATTGATCGATTTGCGATGGGTCAGGGTAAAGTAGGTTTTCAAATTAACTATGGTAAAAAGCTTGGACGATATATTCAGGTACCAATGGATGATATGAAACGTGTTATTGCTCAAATGACAAAGGCTATGAAAGCTAAAATCTAATGAAGTCTTTCTTTGAATATTATGAGATTGGTACAGATGCTTACACTAAGTATACTAAAAAGCATACACCAGGTCAAAGTGTCAAAGAAGGCGAAGGTAAATATAAAGGTGAAACGTGGGAGCAAGGATACAAACGTAGAGTTGTAAAGACCACAGATCCTGAGCATAAAGAAAAAGGCTATAAGTGGAGAATCAAAGGTAAAGAAAGACCTAACATTTCTATTAAGCTTTATAAATCGAAGCCTTCACAGGCTGAATATAATAAACAAATGAAGAGGGTAGCGGGACATGAGTTCGGTGGATAAATTTAAGTCTTATAACGAAAAAGAAATCGATAAGATTTGCGAAGACTGTAATATCTATGATGATCTCATTGTAGAAGCTGCAGAGTACAAGGGGCGTAAAGTTAAGTTAAATGATCCAAGTCGATCATCTGACGGTAAAAAGAAATTCTATGTCTATGTCAAAAACGATAAAGGGAATGTGATTAAGCTAGGATTTGGTGATCCAAATATGGAAATCAAACGCGATGATCCAGCACGTAGAAAGTCATTTCGTGCACGTCATAACTGCGACAATCCAGGACCTAAATATAAAGCTAGGTATTGGTCTTGTTATCAGTGGAGAGCTGGTAGTAAGGTTGATAATTAAATGTAATGCAAATTAAGCAGGAATTAGACATGGCAGCAGAACAGCAAAATGCGCTTCGATTAGATCGCATTGAAGAAAAGATTGATCGACTAACTGACGCCATGGTATCTATTGCCCGTGCTGAGGAGAAAATTAACGGTTTGCAAGATGATCATGATAAGATGTATGAGCGCATCAATAAGTTGTCTGTTAAATTAGACGAAATAAGCTCAAAAGTAGATGAGAATTCAAGGACAGTGGAATTCATCCACAAGCTGTTCTGGGTCTGTATTGTATCCATTGCCGGAGCAATCGCCGCAAATGTATGGATGTTAAACTAGGAGAAGCCAAAATGTCATTAGACAAAGAACTTATGGATGTGGCTCAGGCTTATCTGAGCATGCATGAAAAAACTAAAACTGAGGATGCATCTAACGATAAATCCGATGATGGAGACGGTATGGATAAAGTAGATCCAAAGGCTGTCAAAAAGAAATTTAAGGATCGTAAAGATAAAGACATCGATAATGATGGTGATACTGATGATTCAGATGAGTACCTTCACAAGAAGCGTCAAGCCATTTCTAAAAATGAAGGTAAGCGTGGGTTTATATTAGCTGCTAAAAAAGCTAAAGATGCCGGTGAAAAAGAGTTTGTATTTGCAGGTAAGAAATATAACTGTGAAGATGCTCTTAAAACAGAAGCTGTTGAAATTGAAGTAGACGACAAGTCAGATGCTTCACCTGAAATGGATAAAAAAGACGACGATAAAAAGAAGAAAAAGAAAACAGATCCTAAAGTATCTAAAGCCAAAGACGATGATAAAGGTGATGCAGATGCCGCTGCTGAGCAAAAGGAAAGTGTTGATACTTCTCCTGCCGGTGAAAGCCCAGCTGCTAAACGTGCATCAGTTCGTGATAAAGGCGTACTAGATATGTTACGTAATAAAACTGTAGAAAAACGTCGTGATGAAGATAAACAAGACGGAACTAATGCAGCAAAAGAATCACCTAAGCGTCCAGGCGACTCGAAGGTTGGTGAAAAAGCAATGAAAAAATTTAAGGAAATGAGGTAAATTATGGTAAACAAACCAGGTTGGCTTGAAGAAGCTATTGCAAAACCCGATGGATATTACACTGTTGATGGTGAAAAACTAAAGGGTGTCATGTTAACTCCACAACAA